ACAAACAAATTGCCGCTTGCCGTGACCGAAGCCGACGACACGCTGCCCGCCGATAGAGCGCCAGAAACGGACGCACTGGCTGCCGTGACGGCACCAGTGACGCTTACGCTCTGAAACTCTGGGTCGGCGTATGCAACACCAACAGCCTGTGTATTAGGCATATCAATACCCCTTCAGGTTAGCCCCCGGCGAGTTTCCCCGCCGGAGGCATTGCCATTACGAAACGCGGTAGCAGGTCCAGGCGCCGTCGCCCGTCTTACGAGCGCGGAAGTGGCCCGACGATGCAGCCGAAACCGCACCAGCGCCCACCAACGTCCAACCCGTGCCGACAGCCACCGTCACAGCGTCAGAGCCCGAAGCGTCGATGTTGATGACGTAGAAATCAAACGCCGCGTTCACCTTAGAGGCGGACGAGACGTAGGCTTCAAGGTCAGCAACAGTCGGCAGGGTCAAGTTGCCAGCCGAGCCGTCGAACGTGAAAAGACCGTTCGCCAACTGAGCAGGCGTCGCTGTTGCAGCAGCGGCAATCGCGGTGGGAGCGCCCTGCACAAACAGGATCGGCTCGCCGACATTACCGTCTGTAACCTGATAACCACCAGCGCCATTAGGAAGTGCCATTTTGTATTACTCCGTGAATAAGGTTAAGGGTTAGCCCCAGAGGCGCACGGCCATCTGCGGACGAATCACCGAGTAGCCATACAGCACGTCGATACGGCACGGCATACGGTCGTTGTTGATGTCGTACTGACGGACAACGCGCATGGAGATACCGTTGTGGACCTGACGCGAAGCCATGTCAACGCCTTGCGGCATGAGCAAGTCAGCCGTGGCGAACGCAATCGCGTCCTTGTGGTACACGAGGTTCTGCGGGTACTGGGTCGACACACCGCCGAGGAACGTCACCGCCGCAGAGTTCTGCGGGAACGAGTTGACGGTCGCCAGAGCATGCGACGAGGTGTAGATCGCCGGGCTGATCTTGACGCTCGTGTACTCGCTCGAAGCGGCAGTAATGTCCTCGAGAACCACGAACTGCTGGAGCGAGCCAGTCGATTCGCGGGTCTGCGGGTTGACGGCAAACACGTTTGCGATCGTGAATACGTCGCCCTTCTTCAAGGTTTCGCCCGTCACGCCGTTCAGGGTGATGGTCGAAGCGCCCTGCGTGGACACCGTACCCTTAACCGAAACGCTGGCCGCAGCGCGGCTACCAGTCGTGAACTGCTTGATCGACTGCGACATATTGAGCTCGTTAAAGCCCAGGATGCCTTCGCCGAACATACCGTTCTTGAACTGCGCCGAGATCGTGCTGACCGGGTTGAAGAGACCCTTCATGCCCTCGATGAGCGCGGCGTTTGCAGCCGGGTTCACGGTGACATAGCGCGGCGACATCACAGCGGCGGACTCGTTGAGCTTCTGCTGGGCAGCGAGAAGAACAGCGGTGCTGCTCGGGGTCGTGCCAGGCGTACCGACCGACTGGAAGATGTTCTGGAACGAGTTAGCAACGTCCGCGTCGATGCTGGCGGCCAACTGGCTGATACGCGGCTTCAGCACGCGCTCTGCGAAGTCGTCCAACTGCATGGTCATTTCGGCAGTCGTAAAGTTGACGCCGATGTGCTTCTGGTTGGCAACGGTGAGCGTGGTGAACTGCTCGTTGTCGTCCTGCACCTGGAGGGCAGCACCGTCGGTCACAAGAGCGCGGTCCGGCAAGCGGATACGCAGCGTGGTGCCGATCTTGGCGCCTTCGACGGCGTAGCTGTTGTCGTACTGGCGGTTGACGTTGCGGGTGATCACAAGATTGTTCTCGAGGATTTCGAGAGCTTTTCTCGTGATCATGTCAATAGTAAGAAGTGTATTAGCCACTGAAGTGTCTCCGAAAAATTGTTAGCGACGACGCGCTTCCCACTGCTTAATCTGTCTCTGACGCTCGCGTTCAATCCATTCAGACGTGCTCATGGCCGAAATTGACCGTGGGTCAGTCGTCTCAAAAGATGATCCGCCAGTGCCTTTAGCCGAAACAGGTTTAATCGGCGGGGGCGCATTGGATGTTTTCTTGATTGGTACAGGATTGTCAGCCAATTTAGCCTCGATCTTGCCAATCTCTTTGGCTTGCAAGTAAGGGCTCATGCGGGAAATACGATCAGCCTCGCGGGGGTTGGAACCGAGATAGTAAGCAATATCGGGCCCTACTTCCGAAGCTTGAATCGTCTGAGCCATCACGGTCGTAATCGGCAGCGAGTTGTTGTACGCGACTTGTTCAAAGTCTTCGTATTTGTCTCGCGCTGCTTCTTCGCGATCGTGATACGCGTCACGAATAGCCTGCATTTCTCGCTCTGCTTCGCGTCGAGCTAAGAGCTCGGCCGCCTTACGCTCGGCCAAAGCCTCTGCGTACGCGTCCGGGTCTTCGATCTTGCTTGGCAGCTCTGCAGGTGCAGACGTTGCCGGCTGCGCCTTCAATGCTTGCTCTCGTTCCCACTTGCGCCGTTCACGGGCAAGTCTTTTGCCGACCATTGCATCCAGCTCTTCTTGAGTGAATACCTTGGCAGGCTTTTCTTCCGGCGACGCCTCACTTGGCGTTTCTACAGGTTCCGGGGCCGCCGTAGCTTCCGGTTCCGGCGCGGGGTCAGCCGCTACAACTTCTGGGAGTTGATTCTCGTCAGTCATGTTGATTCCTTTGGAATCCCTGGTGATCCGCACCAGTACGGGTTAACAATACTGTATGGTTTAACAGGGCGCAACAACTATGAGTTGGTCATGTAAACGCCGCTGATATACACCGTTTTGCCAGACAAATCGGCATTAGTTGTCGGTGTAAACGATCCAGCGGGGAACAAGTTAATACCCGTTGAAATGACATACCCTTGCAAGGCCGCTCCGGCGTTTGTCATCAATGAAACCGGAGATTCTTCGGCATTGATAAACGGCGGGCGCGAAATGATCGCAGCGTTTGTATTAGCCGTAGTCGGGTATTGAACACCCATCGAAAACGTCACTAAACGGCCAACCTTAGTGTATCGGCCAAAAGCCGACGTAAATGTCAGGCTAGCGCCAGACTGGTCGGTCGGCGTCAGCGAGCCTTCTTCGTAGTCGTCAAGGACGTTTGGCAGGTTGTTTGGAATTTGGGTGGCCGGGAACGTGATGGCCGGAACAGCGATGCCAAGGTCAAACTTGACAAGAAGTTTGTTCCCAAGAAAGGTCGCTATTGTGTCATGGCTCCCGAAGTCATGCAGCGATTCTTCTTTGATTCGACTGGCGCAATAGCGTCTGGCTTACAGTGGGTTAGTAGGGACTATAATGC